CAGCCTCTGCAGCTAATTGAATTGCATTATTATGTATATCACTGGGATCGACACGCGGATCATCCAATAATAGTTTTACAACTTCATGATGTCCATTATCTGCAGTCCATCGAATTGCAATATTATTCCTATCACTGGGATCGACACGCGGATCCGTTAATAACAATTTTACAACTTCCAGATGTCCATTCATTGCAGCATTTAGAATTGCCTCATTACCATTATCACTAGGATCGACACGCGGATCCGTTAATAATAATTTTACAATTTCAAGATGTCCATCATTTGCAGCCCATCGAATTGCATCATAAGAACCTACAGTATTCCCTGGACTATATTTATCATCACCGGGATTAACACGCGAATCCGTTAATAAAAGCTTCACAACTTCAAGACATCCATAGCGTGCAGCCAATCGAATGGCTCTATTATTTTTATCACTAGGATCGACATCTGAATCCTTCAATAAAAGCTTCACTACCTCCAGATTTCCATTATTTACAGCATCATAAAGTTGTTTTGAAGGATAGTAATTAATTATGGAATACATATTCAATTAATTAATAATATTACTTTTATGACACCTGATGACATAAAGTGATATTAATTGCATATATATATAATTAATATTACAATGAAATTAGCGCATAGATTTCCACCATCTACCCCGATATATAATAAATATATTCCAAATGAATTTAAAAATTTGGACATAGAAAACGTCCCAACCGATCCTGATATAATATATGAGTTATTAGGTAATTTACACACCAAGAATGCAAAAGCGCATATATCAGAGATTATATTTAATGTAAACAATGGAAATCATGCATTTAACTCTCATATATTTAGATTAACGCGTAGTAAGAATATAGAAATGTTCAGATCGTTAATGGATACAGAAAAGGAAATAGTGACAAGCAAGTTCCAATGCCGTAAATGCAAAGAATACAATACAACGACCCAAACTGTGCAGTTACGATCGGCAGACGAAGGTATGGACACAATTGTCACATGTTTAAATTCCAGATGTGAAAAAGCTTCATACAAGCTATAACTCTCAGGGTGAAATCACCCATAATTTTATACAATTACATTAAATTGTATAAATTAATGATATATATCAACTAGTTGAATACACTATGGCTTACAGTTGTGGAGTGTGTGTGATGCAGCGAAGCCCCGTAGGCGTAGCGAAAATCCACACTCCTCAAGCGTGATTCGTAAAACAGCGTACGCTGTTTTACTCATGAGAGAAGAGCGCGTAGCGCTATATCTCGAGTCACGGCGCATACGTGATAAAAGTGATTTAATAAATTATTATCCGCACCAATAAATAATGACCAATGTCACGAGCTACAGCATCACTGAAATCAAAAACCATTACATTTCGACCTTTGAAACCGACAATGCCTCCGAGTCTCTTGAGGAGTTTGTTTCGTTTCTTAAAAATATAATTAAAGAACTCGCCATCGATCTATCGATTGATGTTGATGAATTAACAGGAGATATTTCGGATCCAGTGCTCTGCAAAGCTCGTCATTCAAACGCAATCGAAGCCATCCGCCAAACGTTCCCATCTATTGCTGTTTCTGCTAATGGAAAGGCAATTTATGACCCTGAATGGGCAAAACTCGCCGGTCGCATTTATATGCAATTCATTAATTTGTCCGTCCCTGACACATTTGAACAAATGATCGAGAAGAAACCCGAGATTTGGCGCCAAGATGTGGATTGCAATTATTATGAATTTGTAAAACGCCATATGAATGAATTGGAGGCAATGATTGACCCCAAACGCAATCATGATTTTACTTATTTTGGTATTAAAACGCTCGAAAAGAGTTATTTGCTCAAACTTATGAACGATGATGGTACATCTACTGTGATCGAAACACCCCAGCGGATGTATCTACGGATTGCTGCGTTCCTACAAATGCCGAATCTTGATAATGTCAAAAAATACTATGATTATATGAGTCTTGGTTATTTTACACATGCGTCCCCTACCATGTTCAATTGTGGTATTAAAAACGGATCACTAGCATCGTGTTATTTGCTAACTGTACCCGATTCCTTGAAACCGATTTTCAAGGGTTTATCTCGATGTGCACTTATTTCAAAGAATTCGGGTGGTATTGGTCTTGACGTTAGTCAAGTCCGCCACTCTAAAATTGGAAATTCAGGGAATTCGGCCGGTATTGTTCCAATGCTGCAGGTTTTTAACAAATGTATGAACTACGTTGATCAAGGAGGTAAGCGTAAAGGTTCAGCAACCATTTTCTTACCTCCGTGGCATCTAGACATTATTGAATTTTTGAACCTAAAAATGCCCCATGGAAAGGAAGAAAATCGAGCTCGTGATTTGTTTTATTCTGTTTACAATTGTGATCTTTTCATGAAGCGCGTACATGATGATGGAGATTGGATGTTATTTTGTCCGACATTTGCACCCATGCTCAATGAATCTTATGGTCCCGAATTTGATCGTTATTATATTCAATATGAGAAAATGGCGAATGAACGACTTGATCGTTATTATATTAAACGTGAGAAAATAGCGAATAAACGCGGTGCCGGTCCATTCGAGAAGATGCGCGCCCGTAAATTATGGGATGAAATTATTAGTGTACAAATGGAATCAAGTAGTCCGTTTATGACCTACAAAGATACAGCAAACATGACAAGCAACCAACAAAATCTAGGAATTATTCGTAGTCTCAATTTATGTGTAGAGATTGCCGAAGTAACCGACGAAAATACGATTTCATCGTGTAATTTGGCGAGTATTGCCCTTGATGAGTATGTACGGGACGGGGTTCATTTAGATCCTACGTCTAAGCCATTTTATGATTTCCATGAGCTCGGTCGGGTTGTTCGTGTCATTATTCGTGGTCTCAATCGTGTTATTGATCGCACACATTATCCTCTTACTAAATATGATGATGCTGGTAATTTGCGTAAGGATGGACCTATTAAATCGACTAATCTCAAATATAGGCCGCTGGGATTGGGTGTACAGGCTCTTGCTGACGCATTCCTAAAAATGGGACTTGCATGGACTGATAAGGAAGCTCGCGAATTAAATCGTAAGATTTTTGCAACAATCTATTATCATGCGGTCGATGAATCTGTAGAAATCGCCAAAGAGACAGATTCTTACGATGGATTCTATGGAAGTCCTGCAAGCCAAGGGCGCCTCAAGCCGGATCTCATTATTGCTGAAAAAGTCCGCAAATATATGTATGTAGATGACAAAAATGACCCCGAACAATTGAAGGAGCACTTTTATTCGGAATTGGACAATACATGGGATTGGGATTATCTGCGGGAACGCGTCAAGCGGTACGGTCTTCGGAATTCGCTCTTAATCGCATTAATGCCGACTGCATCGAGTGCACAAATCCGCAATAAGAATGAAGCATTTGAACCATTTAATTCTAATTTATATACGCGCACTGTATTGTCGGGGTATCATTTGTTTACAAATTGTTATATGGTGAATGAATTAAAGGCGGCAGGGCTTTGGAACCGGAAGGTTATCAACAATATTATTAATAATCAGGGATCTGTACAAAAATTGACAGAAGCAGAAACTGGGAATGATTTTGATCTAGCGAGATTTAAACAAAAATATCTTACTGCATTTGAACTTCCACAGAAATTAATTGCGGATTTTTCGATCGATCGGGCAATGTACGTTTGTCAGAGTCAGAGTCTGAATGTATTTGTTTCGAATCCTAGCTACAAAATATTGAACAATTTGCATTTCCATACATGGAAAAATGCACTAACAACTGGTATGTATTATATGCGGTCAAAGCCATCAGTAGAAGCCGTGAAAATCCTAGACAATGACGACGACGAAGATGAAGACAACTTAGAAATAGAAATCACACAAAAACCAAACGGAAAGAATTATGTGTGTACAGACGATGTATGTGTTAGCTGCCAATCATAAATGCATTTATTGTGTCCATAAAAATAATATCGAGTTTCATATTTATAAAATTGATTATATAGTTCATAATCAATTTTTAAACTTTTTGTAATGAGTACAATAAATGACAGTAGCGATGTTCACTGCGCCCAGTGATTTATAGCATTTCGACCACACATTTATATGTATTGAGTGCTTTCCACAAAGGGATGGTGTCAGGGCACTGTAATTTGTTTTTTTGACGTTTATCATGTAATATTTTTACAAGAATATTAAGTTGTGGGGTCGTATATTCAGTATGATCATCCGTGCGATCCTTTACAGTTAAAAGATCAGATAATGCCTGTTTCTGTTTCTCTCCTACCACAAATGTAATGACTGGAACACCATTTTCTTGCTTGTCACTCGATCGAGTTTGTATAGAAGCCCAATCCAGATCATTTAAATTAACAATTGGTGGAATGATAGGAGAATTTCCATTGTATACAACCGCATAAATGTATTTAAATCCGTTTTGTAGATGATTTACAGAAGTTGCATACACACTCCATCCATTATTTGTATTTATCAATTTCATTACAATATTTCCAAAATAATCGATAAATGCGCCATACGTACTATTATTGTTAGGGGGTAATTGCGGAGGAGGCTGTGGTTGATACGAATATTGATTGTTGTTCATTATAAAAACGAATCTTCTTATTGTCAAAGTCCGTCCAATGATACTATTTGTAATTATTAATGTCGCCAAGATACAACCACGAACATTTTATAGATTCCATAGTATCTAATATGAATAAAAATGTTCACGTATCCGATGACGATTCACAATCATTGGATGAATTCGTCATAATCAATGAAAATACCGAAAATGGTAATTTTGATGATAAAAAATCACACATCGATTCACAGAATCCAAAAAAATCCCTTCAGAATATTGTAATGATTTGTGATTTCCAATCTTATATCAAGGATTTGAAGGATTCCTTTAAAAAAGTATCTTTGAATAGTCTTGCTCCCCAAAAATGGTCTGCTTCGCTAGTCGATCAAGTAAAGATCGATTTTCCTCGCACTCTTATTCTTATAAATGGTGTCAGAATACTCAGATATGAAGATTATTTGGCCATTCTCCATGATTTACTGTCGGATAAATTATTTGCGCATTGTTACTTAATGTCGACTCAAGCGTCGATGGCGTTTGTATACGGTACACTTTGTAATCATTTCTCGCATTTCGCAGATTACAATGTGATTGACGATCAAGAATCGATTCCTGTACTTGGAACGCTCAAAAATGGCGATCATCGGTGCTTTACAATGAATATTGATATACAAGATTCCAAAAATATGAAAATCACAATGTCGAATAATTTTGCATTAATAAATACGCGGAATGCTAACAATATTGTAAAACATAAACTGAAAGCTGCATTGTCTATAAAAATCGGAGAAAATAACGACGAATCGATGATTTTGGAAATAAATGGCGAGGATGTGTGAAAAATGTTGATAATTCCAGTAATGATGCCGTGTACCAGGATTCCAGTAATATCGAAGTACCCTCAAAAATAATTTGTAAGGGCTGAAGTACATGGACATTTGAAAATTGTAAAGCTTTTATTAGCGGATTCGCGCGTATTTTCATCGAATACCCAATATATCGCGATATTAACAACATAAAAATGAATATTATGATGTTGCTTGTATAACAACTGTATTAAAATTATTGTATTAAAGTCCAACTCAGTTAATTATGAACACGAAATCACCA